CATTTTCGGCTTCTTCGGCAGCACAGGACATTAGGTACGCTGTTCCCCAAATCTCCGTGGGGTGCAGTCCGAGGCAGTGGGCGATTTTCTCAGCCCACTCCAAAGAGACCCCGTTTTGCTTGAATCGGTAGTAGGTCTTGCGAGAAAACCCACAAACCTCTCCGATATCGCCTGCGGCTAGTTCTTTCTCGGCAAACATCTTGAGAACGGTGTCAATAGATAACCTATTTGCACCTTGAGTCATTGACGACTGATTAGACATTGTCTTCTTTCTTATTTAAATTTATCTGTGGGCCCTGTGGGACTTGAACCCACGACCAACGGATTATGAGTCCGGCGCTCTAACCAACTGAGCTAAGGGCCCGATTGCTATTTATCCGATACTGGATAGATAGATATTCCTGACTGGGCCAAAGCTTCTAGTACATCTTGTGAGTTGATTGGTTTACCAACAGCATTGGATATGGCTAGCGCAAGAGTATCGACCATGTCTCTATCTTCTTCGTCGATTGAGAAGTACCTATCATTTCTTGCTGAACTCTCTTCGGTTGAAATAGATTTATCCACAACTTCTTCTATCTCTTCAACTTTCTTTGGGTTGAGGATTTTTTCCATTGTCAACACTGCGTCTCCATGTGCTTTTTCATTCTCTGACAGAACTTCTACTCCAGAGACATCCCGTACATGGGCCAAAGATTTACGAACTAGCAAACGCATGTCGGATAGATTTACCCAATCCAAATTCGCCCTGTAGTTGCAGAATAGTTTCACAAGTTCGTAGCAAGTGGAGTTCTCCCACTCTTCAATGCCGGCATCAACCTGTTCTTTGGAGAACGTATGCTGAACGGGGTAGGGCGCTTGACCAAAGTCGTTGTAATAGAACTTTAGCCCTAGTACTACTGCCGGGGGAAACTTCCTATAAATATCCCACTCAATCACATCAAAGCTTTTTGACTCTTTAATGTTGCATGGGGAGCAAAGAAAGCCACGAGCAAGACCCGTCTCATGGCAATGGTCTAGAACCAGTCTGTCACCGTCTCTTCCACACATTGCACACATGCCGTTCTGCCATGTATGTAGATGCCTGTATCCGTCGTAGTTCTCTAGCGTCTTTACTTCTTCACCAGTACGGCTGTCGTCTCTTATCCATACAAGATATGCAGGCTTTGGACGCTTATGAAAAGGGATGTGGTTTACTGTTCTTATTGCCATTGTTTTCTCTTGTCTATTTGGTGCGAGTCTCAGAACGCTTTTTTAGGACGCACTGGAGCATATGGTGTTTTGTTTAGTTTTGTGGGTTTTTTTGAAGCCTGAAACTCGACCGTTCCGTCAGCTCTTGTAATTTTTACCTGACCGGCTCTAGGAACAATTTCTGAAGTGCGAGGGTCTGCTGGTTTCTTACGTCTTTTTTTGGGCTTCACTCCGCGTGATGCTTGTACTCGTTTTTGTGCTGGTGTTTTACCCATTGCTATTTCCTTTCACAGTGCCCCCGATGGGAATTGAACCCACCACCAACACTTTATAAGAGTGCTGCTCTAACCACTGAGCTACGAGGGCTCGAATGATTATGGGTATATTCGCCATGTTGCGTTTGTTTCCGGGTCGCTATTGCCATCCCAGTAGGTAGGTATCTCTCCCAGGAGTTCTGCGGCTTTGCGTATGTCTGCATCCATCTCTGGAAGCTTTACATCTAGTTCCGCAAGCCACCCGGCCGCAAAATAGTCTTCCGACCTAGCCGACATAACTTCTGGCATCCAAATCTTGAGAATACTTTTCAACTGCATGACTTCTGATTTGGAAGATGAAAGCTTGTCTTCGAGGGTGTGACATTGCTCAATCCAAAACTTTAGAGCCCTGCGTTCTTCTTGTCTTTTTTGTTCAGGAGGAAGGTCTGGCATTTCCATTATTCTGTTTCCACATCATATTCGGTATTGATTAATAAGTCTTGCACATCGTTGGCCATCAGTAAAAACCCCCTAGCCGGGTTATCTGCCCCGCCAAGTGCTTTTTTAGTTGACTCATTGAACTTGTGCTTGTTGATACGAAGATACCTTTTGAGTCGGCCTGTATCAACCATTACAAAAGAACCGTCTAGAGCAAACACGTAAACCCACCACTTTGCTGTGGTTACGTTTATCCCGCTTGGAACCCAAATTGGTTCACCATTGTCGTCTTTTATCGCTTTAGGGTTTTGGTTGGTTTCCACAACCATTCGGCCGTTTCTGTACCTATCGGTCTTTACCTCAAAGCTGCCCGCCGATAGCGAGTCAAGAAACCCAGTTATAAGGTCTTCGCCTTGGTGTCCAAATGACAAATCTTTTTTGAAATCAAATGTTCTTTGAGGGAGGTCGTATTCTTTCCTAGTCATCTAGGCCAAGTTCCTCAGAACGCTTGCTTCCGCGAAAATATTTAGACAATTCATCCCCGTCAATGACTATCTCCCTAGGCTTTGTTTGCTCTAGCGAGTTTCTGACTTCAAGGAGGCGGTCTATGACGCTCTCTGCTGAAACCCTAAAGAAATTGTCATAAGAGTAGAGTTCTGATAGTTCCGATAAGAAACGGTCTAGTTCTTCCATGGCTGGTATCTTATCAATAAAACCAGTTATTGCAAGCCCCAGATAAAGATGCAGATATTTGAGTTTGGGGTTGTGTTGTCAATAGATGGCGTATATCTTTACGTCAACCTAAAAAAGAGAGGTTTTAAATGTCAGAGTACGACACTCTAAAAAAACGAGGACTTGTTCGTGGAAGACCACGACTTTCTGAAGAAGAAAAGCAAAGCAGAAAAGAACTAACCGGCAAACGCCAAGAGGCAAGACGCAGAGCTTCCTTTGTTCTACAGCATCGCCATGCTGACGAATACGCAAAGATTTTTGAAGAAGAGCTTAAGGCTGTTCTGAAGAAGTAGAGTCAGGCGACTCATCTTCTGCGTAATCATCGGGGTTTATTTTTAACGACTCTTCTGCAATAGACTGATGGTCTTTGGTGGTCTTGTCGTTGTTTTCTGCAACAACCACCATATCCATTAGGTCGTTGTTTTGAGAAAAAAAGCCGTGTGTCCCAATCTTCATTGAAGCTAGGGCCTTGTCTGGGTTTTTGTTGTCGAATGGAAGAGTCACATTAATCACCATAGTCCGTAAACTTCTTAGGGCGCTGTTTCTTTTTTCTTCTTTGTCCTGCTGACTGGTTCTGAGCCCATGTGTCATAGTCTTCCGGTATGCCAGGATTAGATATTACGTATCTTTGGTATTTTTCAAAGAGCTCGTCTTCTTCGTCTTCATAACCAGCCATGATTGACACTCACTCAGCCTTTTCTTCCCATGGCTTATTACCCGGGGAACCGCCTAGTGCGGTTTCTATGTCTTTGCGAAGTTCGGCATTCATTACAAATCTTTCAAATGCCGTATCTGGGTGAAGATAAGCAGACATACCCTCTGCAAACATCTCAAACATGCTTGAATGTGCATATCTTGTAATTGTTCTTGGGGTGTTTGGGGTTTCGGAAAATTCTTTATCGAGATTTGCCATCATTGTTGAATCGGACATGTATTTTTCTGCAACTTTAAACAGCGCAGCGTTTTTCTTGTCCTTTAAGTTATTCTTTCTCTTAACTCTTTCGGAATCATTAAGAGCATCAACAATAAAATGGTGAGACCATTCATGTCGTATTTGACCATTGATGGAAGCATCCATTACTGGGTCACCCATCTTCGGAAGGGCGCTACGGCTCTTCATTGCTGTAGCGTCAGGAGTATCACCGTTTGCATATATTGAATTAATTACAGACGGCATAAACGACATACTGGTCAAGAACGCATCAGAAACAACTCCAATACTCTCTGGCTGGTCACCCTCTTCAACGTTCATCTTTGACATGATTGCTCTTTCGGCACTATCAGTCTTTGCAACGATGATTGGTAAACCAAACGTCTTGACGGCCCATTCAAATTTAGGAGACTCTTCAATTGCTGATTTAACTATGTCTTTTATTCTGGAGACAGTTTTTTCAGAAAAGTCAATACTGTTTTCGGGAAGAGCAATCCATTTGTCAAACTCGGTCTTAAACTTTTTTTCAGACTTTTCACTGATTGAGTCAAGCCTGTTTGTTTTTTTCCAGATTTCAAAATATTGCTCTTCTGACTCTGGGGTGGCCATATCAACAATGCTTTGAATGTTTGCTCGTGATGGTTTAAAAGGCTCATCAGGAATTTCTTCTTCTATGTTCCTGACGTATGCGTCTTCCATCTTTTCAGATAGAGCTTTAATTTCTGTCCTTTGTGGCTTTTCGAGCTTATTTAACCCGGAAACCCTGTCGGATAGATATCTTCTTTTTGATGGTTTAGAACCAGCAACTTCTCTAATACCCTTTTGGCTAGGCCATGGCTTGCGTCTTGCCGCACCGTCTTCGGATGTATTTTCCATGAGAGATATTCTACTTTTAGCCCGAGCAAGGCCAGTGCAACTAGTTGTTGCGTTGTTTTTTGGTTTTCGGCTTATGTTCTTTTAAGCGAGTGCTGCAAGCAAGACATATTTCTGCCCAAGGGTAAAATCTTCTGGAGTTTAACGGGTGAGGGCAGTCCAGGGACTCTGATGCGGTTTTGTTTAGTGAGTCACGAATCCATGCGGACAGCGTTGTCCCGGACTTTTCGGCAGCGTCTTTCCACCTATCACGGTCATGCTCGGAAGCCCTAATGAGTACTTGTTTGTCAACTGTCTCACCATTGGTTGTGGCTGGGTTAGCAACAGACATGTCCTTGTTTTCTTCCATGACCTTGTCAATGGCTTCCCTAATATCTTTTTCTTTTGCCATTACTGCTCGCGATTCTCGATAGAGAGGATTTCTTCTTCATCTTCTTCATCTTCTATTTCTACTACATCTGCGTCGATAATATCCCCACCACTGAGAAGTTGTCTAATCATCTCTGGTGGAAGTATTCCTGAAGCCCCCATAAGTTCAAGCAGCTTTCTTGCTTCGGACTCTGGGTCAAATTTCTCCGTCTCCCCCTTGGCCGTAGCCCCTGCGAGCGTTACCTTAACTGGGTCAGAACTTGACATGTTTGCGTCCATTTGCACATTGAGGTTTACATGGTCCATTCCGAGAAGCTTTGTTCTTCTATCCATAATGGACAAAACCTGCTGGATTGCCTTCATGTCTGGTTCTACCGACACTTCCGAGCCGTCATCCATTCGTACTTTACGATGTTGCGTTAGTGGCCATATTGCCTGCTGGAGGTTGTCGAGCCTTTCAAGCTCCATCCTTAAAACCTCAGGGTAGGCAAGCATTGCCTCTTTATTGAGTTTTTCTAGCTGTCTTTTAACGGCGTTAGATACAACACCAGAGCTAACGCCAAAGCGTCGTGCTATTTCCTGTATAGAGGTTCCAGCCTGTCGCATTTTAAATATGCGGGCATCCCTCTCCGAGAGAAACTCTCTTGTTACAGGCTTGTTGCCTCTATCTTCTGCCATTTCGTGCGCCTATTCACTTTTGCTCTCCTGAAACCTTAGCAAATTCAATGACCTGAAACGGGAATTCCTTGCCACGAGTGATTTTGGTTGGCCAATGTCGCTCGTCACGAGCACCTCTAAAGTGCTTCACGTCATACACATACGGCATAGAAGCAGTAAAGTCCGGAGTGAGAGAAATACCAAATTCTGGCCAACGAGACCACACTGCGGAGCCAAATGGTCGCAAGTCCCTAGTTGACATACTGCTACCGAGTGGGGCGTGGTGCTCCATCCAGAGCGCACATCCGTAAGTGGTTCTCAAGTAGTCAAGGTATTTTGCAACCTCAACCGCTACCGATTCAGAGGTTCTACCGCCTGGGTCAACAAACGCTTTATACAGAGGTCCGATAACAACAAGTTGAGGTTTTGTCTTTTCAATGTGTTCTTCAATTATCAGCCTGTCCGAAGCTTTTAACAAATCAAGACCGTCAGGTTTGACGACGAGACTTCCTGTTGGGGCAGTAACCCTTCGGTGCATCTTTGCCCTATTGGCTGCTGCTGCTCCGATGGCTCTTGATGTTCTGCGAATAATTCTCTCAGGGTTTTCAAGGTCGATAGTAAGCGTTCGCACTTGGTCCATTGGTTGATACGTGAATGGGTGGATACCCCACATTGAACAAATGGCGACCTGTCGTGCAAGCATTGTCTTTCCAACACCTTCAGCAGCAACAACAATTACTCGTTCGCTCTTCTCTAGGAGGCCTGGAATAATCCATTCGTAAGTGTCGTCATCCGTTTCGGCAAGAAACTCCTGCCACTCAACGAGCCTCCCCGGGTCTGGGGCTTTATCCGTAGAAAAAGAACTAATTATTGTGGATGCTTTTACTATTTTCTGAAGAGTGTTGAGTTCTCCGTTGTCCAAGATTTTAGAAAGCCTGTCAAGGATTTCTTGTCCCTTGTCTTTTTCTTGTTCTATCTCTTGCTCTACTTCTTGAATCTCTTCAACAAATTCAGAAGGTTCAAAGTACTCAAGTTCATCTAGCGAGTGTCCAGCCTGTATGTGGTCGGTAACGTCTTTTGCATACGGACTAATAAATATTGTTGCATTACACCCTGCCTTGCGAAGCTGTTCACAAACATGTATGGCATGCGCTTTTCCGACAGAATCGTTGTCAGCAACAATCTCGACCGTTGCCCCAGCAAGAGACTGTGTATTTATGTCAAGCCACTTGCCTGCACCTCCTGGTGCCGTTGTGGCAACAATGCCCATGTCCATTAATGTGTCTGCGTCTTTTTCGCCCTCTACAAGCCAAATTGGGACATCTGCTTCTTTGGCCTGAATGATGTATGGAAGGTTGTAGAGAATCTTGGGCGTGTCACCGAGGGAATAAACCCAGTCTCCGTTTTCCGATGGCTTGCGCTGTCTAAATGTTTTTGCGCCCCACTGGTTAACGTATCTAAGCTTTTGGAACAAAAGCGTTCCATGCTCATCAAGGTAGTCGTACTCTTTGACAAGAGTAAGTTTTTCTTTTTCCTGTGGGCGTTCTTTTTTCTCTATCTTCACAGGGTATAGGTCTGACGGCTTTAGCCCCACAGACGAACAAATCTTCTCTACTCCGCACCCATTGCCTCTATGGCAGTGAACCAGCACTGTTCCGTTTGCATCTTCAGCAACTGATAGGGATGGGTTTTTATCGTCGTCTCTACATGGACACCTGGCTTCCCAACCAGAGGAAGAAGACTTAACGCCCACAAGGCGAGAAAGAAACTCTTCCGTATGTTTAAAGTTGGGTTGTGTCATTGCGCATCCGTTTCACGCCAACCGTTAAAGTCGCCGTTTGCATTTCTAGTACCGATTCCTGGAAAGAATATACGAGCATCTCGTGAGAGCCTGATACTTCTTGCTGCTCTCATCTTGGCTCTCTGTAGTTCAGTTCTGCCTCCCCATATTCCGTAGGGTTCGTGACGAAGCGAATACTCAAGACAGTGTTCAGTTTTTTCGCAGTCTTTGCAAATTATTAAAGCCTGAGCAGTGTTTCGCTCATTTGTTTTGCGTTCTTCCCTCGTTGGGGACGCTCCAAAAACCGGAAACCACATATTGGTATCATGGCCTTTGCATTTGCCGTCTCGTGGAGCTTCGTCAAATTTGTCGGCCATTGGGTCCTCCGTTGTAGGTTACGATTTGGTTATCCTACCGACGTCAAGGGAAGAAAGAAATACCGTTGCGTACTGAATTTTTAGTTCTTGGTTTTCAAAAGTAGAAATAACATCTACCGATTCAAGAGAGACATTAAACTTTGCAGCTATTGAAGCCCTGATGCTATTTATGTTGGATTCTTCAGACGACGAATCTTCTTCCATATAAGAAACAGAAGAACCAAGTTGCATCATTTGCTTGCCCATATTGACGGACTTAAAACACCAAGCGCAGGCCAGTGCTTTTGTTGATGCTTTTCTTGGCCTAGCCTCGACGTGACCGCATGACAATAAATGCTCATAAGAGACATTTCCCCATGCGCCAACTTTTTTTACCGAGATGACCTTTTTGCGTGGTGATTTACGGTGTTCCGTAGTCACTAACGCCTACTTCTTGCGTCGAAAAATCCTCTTGAAGAAGGAAACTTTTTGGATGCTTTCAAATGCTGTCTCAAGCTCATCTACGATGTCGTTGATTGCAACTGAGATGTTATCCACAGTCTTGTCCACAGCTGTATGGATAGGTGCAGTGTTGAAGTTGACCCTAATATCAGGAGTTGATGATGTTGTTGACGTACTTGTAACATTGACAACCGGAGAAACTGCTTTTACCACTTTTTCGGCAGTGCTTTTTGGAGCAGCCTTCTTTGTGGCTGCCTTCTTCGCAGGGGCCTTACCGGAAGGAGACTTCTTTGGAGCAGCCTTCTTGGTGGTGGTTTTCTTAGCAGTAGCCTTCTTTACGGGGGCTGACTTCTTGGGGGTTGACTTTTTCTTCTGTGTTGCCATAACCGACATAATAGCCACAAGAATCACTCCGTAGTGGAAGTCCCCTGGAAATACCTAAAGTGTGATTATTATTGCTTTGTGGAATCAAGTTACGACAATAATTTTAGTAAAATTGCGCTGGCAATAACGTCTGCCCAATTGGCTAAAAAGATGTCCGTCAAAGAGTTTGGTGTTGGCGAAGATTTGACCTTTAATTTCATGGGCTGGATAGATGACAAGCTGGAAATAATATGCCAGATGAAAAAGCCCATAATGGACCTAGAGCACGCTGAGAGGCTTACGAGGTCAGGACAGCTGTGTACCGCCCTCCGTCGATATTGGGGCGTTACGGACCTAACCATGATTGCTGAGGGCTTCTGCTCAAGGGACTCCAGCAGGACAAAAGGTCTTGATTTGGCAAAAGTCTATGCAGAGCGGGATAGTGACGTTATGGAGTGCATAACGGTGTCTCACGCCTCTATAACCAACGACAAGATGTTGAGCGACCTGGTAGCCCTGCCGTACAAGTACTTAGCCGACAATGAAATTGAGTGGGGAGAAATTCTCACCTACCCAGGAAATGCTGACAAGGTATTGAGAAACTCTAGTTTTCCTAAAATGCTTAGAAAATCACTATCAGAACCGGTATCCATAGAGGACCTTCCGGACGATGCTTATTTTGAATTAAAAGAAGCTATTCATAATAACGGATTTTATATACAAGAACTTCCTGAGTGATAAAATAAATCATGGGATATTTCTATGAAAACTCTTCACCCGGAGATGGCCCCCGAAGGCTGTTTAGTGACACAACTTTGGTTGGAGCAGATAGACAGCCATGCATTGTGTGTGGACACATTACTGGAGACTGCACTGGCGACTCTGGTCCTCCGATAGTTATCTATGGTCAGGGCTCTAGTGAAACAATCATTGATACCCAAACAATTCTTGTTGAGCAAGACATTTTTGAAGAACGACAAATAACTCCGTTCACTCGTGCAAAAGTTCTTTTATACAAAAAAGGCAAATACATTCCTTACAGAGAAGCAGAACGCCTCGGTTTAGTCGAAAGACCAAAACTTCCTTAGACACTGGACTCTTTTAGTATTTGCCTGTAGGTTACAATAGTAACTCCCACCTACCCAAGGCATATTGAACAGGAAAAAAATGAGCCATTTAGAACAACTATTCGTCGACTCTTACGCAACAAAGAAAGCCCCTTGGGGATTTAACGGACTAGGAGAAATTGTATTTCTTCGTACATATAGCAGACAGAAGGAAAACGGTGACAACGAAACTTGGGCAGAAACTTTACAGCGCGTTATTAATGGCGCACTTGACATTGGGGTACCGCTTACAAAAGATGAAGCAGAGACTTTATTCGACCACTGCTTTAACTTGCGTTGTTCTTTTTCGGGTAGGTCTTTATGGCAACTCGGAACACCGTTAGTAGAAAAATACAACGCCACTTCTCTTAACAATTGTTACTTCACAAACATTGAGAAGGTAGAAGACTTTGAACTCCTGTTTGACTATCTCATGCTTGGTGGAGGCGTTGGTTTTTCTGTTGAGCGTTCAAAGATTCATGACTTACCAAAAGTAAAGATGAATGTTTCTGTTACTCACGAGCGCACCAACGATGCTGACATTATTGTTCCTGACTCACGTCAAGGATGGCGTCGTCTTCTTCACAGTGTTTTGCGTTCTTATTTTGATACTGGCAAATCTTTCTCTTACTCCACAATTTTGATTCGCGAATTTGGGGCACCATTGAAGACCTTTGGTGGAACAGCAAGCGGACCTGGCGCGCTCGTTGACGGCATAGAAGACATCTGCAAGGTGATGAAGAATCGTGAAGGAAAGAAACTGAGGTCTATTGATGTATTGGATATTTGCAACATTATTGGTCGCATTGTTGTTTCCGGCTCGTCACGTAGGTCGGCGCAAATAGCAATGGGTGACCCTGATGACGTTCTTTTCCTTCGTGCAAAGAACTGGGCATCTGGAAACGTTCCTGCTTGGAGAGCAAACTCAAACAACAGCATCTACGCAGACCACTTTGACGAAATCATGTCTGAGCTATGGAAGGGCTATGACGGCTCTGGTGAGCCATATGGTTTGCTTAACCGTCGTCTTGCCCGCACGATAGGTCGTCTTGGAGAGAAGAATCCAGATAACTCAATTGAGGGTTTTAACCCATGTGCAGAAATTGCGCTTGGTGATGGAGAGTCGTGCAACTTGGCAACAATCTTCTTGCCAAACATTGAGTCGCTTGAGCAGTTCAAGGAAATCAGCACGCTTCTTTATAAGGTGCAGAAACAAATTACCCGCATGAACTACCCATACAAGAAGACAACGGAAATTGTTAGCAAGAACGCTCGTCTTGGTCAATCAATTACTGGCGTTCTTCAGGCTTCAGCAGAACAGGTTTCATGGCTTGATGAGGCGTACAAGAACCTGCGTGATTTTGACGAGGCCTATTCAAAAGAAAAGTCTTTTCCTAAATCAGTAAGACTTACTACGGTTCAGCCTTCAGGAACACTCTCTCTTCTCCCTGGAATCACTCCAGGTATTCACCCCGCTTACGCCCGTCATTACATTCGTCGTGTGCGCTTTGGTGCGGCAGACCCTCTTGTTGAGGCATGCCGTAAGCGTGGATACAAGGTTCAGTGGGACATGGGCCTTGATGGACGCGAAGACCATACTCGTTATGTTGTTGAGTTCCCATGCGAGTCTCCGGAGGATGCAGTTCTTGCAAAAGACATGACAGCAGTTGAGCAACTTGAGTGGGTTAAGAAGATGCAGACCGAATGGGCAGATAATGCCGTATCGGTAACTGTCTACTACCGCAAGGAAGAGCTCTCTCTTATTAAAGAGTGGCTAGAGAACAACTACGACAATTCAGTAAAGTCTGTTTCTTTCCTGCTTCATGCAGACCACAACTTTGCTCTTGCTCCATACGAAGAAATAACAAAAGAAGCATACGAAAAACTTCTAGGCAAGGTTGACTTCACTGTCCCTCTCTATACCCCTAAGGGTTTCGGAGAGTTGGATATGGACGACTGTGCAACTGGTGCGTGTCCGATTAAATAATCGGGCCGCCCATTGCCATTTGCACTACACCGTCTGGTATGACGGCAAATCTACATTTTCCTTCAGATTCAACAGTCTGAAGGATTATGCGGCATTGCCCGCCCCCCATGTATAGAACACAGTTTTCGCACTTAACGCCAATTCTTGCAACAGTATTGCTTGACGCTTCGTCGTAGCCAGCCCAAATGCCTTTTTTGTCTTCATTAAACTTGCCATACCTTTGAGCAATGCTCACGAGAGCATCTGCAAGTTCCTGCTCTTCTGGAGAAAGTGAATGGTGCCGTGGCTCAACGCGGTTAACAATTCGCACTGGAGCTCCAGACATGAGCATTTCAATGATTGATTTTTCTTCAGACATTACTTAGTCTCTTTCTTGAACTCTGTCCACGTTTTGTCGCCAACCCCAAAATACTCACGTGCGTAACCAGACTGTATTATGTCCTCGTTTAGGCAAGCGACCTCTGGTCTGGCAATCGCTTCATCGGTATAAATCTTTGCAAGAACACGGCCGTACTTATCGTTCTTGTCAGGGATGGTATTCACATAAACCCACTTATGTTTAGACAGCCAGTCTTTTGTAAATTCTTTGGCTTTCAGACCTAGCTCTTTTTCTTTCAAATCTTTAGTTCTCGACTCAGGCGTGTTTACACCATAGAGTCTTACCCTGATTTTGTGATGAATGTTAAAACCGAGGTCAATCATCAGGTCTATCGTGTCTCCGTCTACAACACCAAGAACCGTTGCTCCGTACCAAAATCTTTCGCTCATGGCTTCTGCTTAGCAGCCCATGCGTTGTCTACGAGGTTTGGGTATTTTCTTCCTGCAGCCTTAGCGCGAGCTTTAGCTTTTCTCTTTTGAGAATCTGTGAGCTTGGGCGAATCTCCCTTGGAAGGTGAATCCTGTTCCCAGAATGGCTTCTTCTTTGCCTTTGTCTCAATGTCTTCAAAAGATTTACTCTTCTTGTTCTTTTTTGTATTTTCATACCTTTCAAGAAGTCTGCGGCCTTTAGCCGCAAGCGCTGCTGCGTCTTCTGCGTTCTTTGGGACTCTTTCACCCCACGCGGCAGCAGATAATGCCAGACGAGTAGCTCTACCTTTTTCGTCAACCATAGGGCCTGATGGATTGGTAAAGAAGCGAGTAAGGAACGAACCCTTGCGCTTCATCTTTTCTGGGGTGTCAGCTGCGCCTTTTACCCCTGGCTTTAAATTTGAACCCTGAGTTCTATTGAAGAACTTTCTCCCAGCAGGTGTAAGTCCACCCTTCGGGTCTTTAAGCTTTGCGGATTTTGTTGATATAGAGCTTTCGCCAAGAAGAGTTTCATCAGAGTAGTCTTCACCCCACTCAGGTAATTCAGCATTTTCGATGTCATCTTTTACGTCGATGCTTACAAGTCTTGTATTCTGAAGCTTGATGAAATCCATTTCAAGTGACTTCTCTTTTAGTTTCTTTTCATCCGTTATGGGTCCACCCACAACCCAGGCATCACAAGTTCTTGCTGATGCGCACTTAAAGTCAAAAGCTTCGCAGTATCCAAGCTCCCCAGCCTTGATGATGTCCCAGGCGACATTGCCTTCTTCGTTACCGAGACCGCCTTCAATGCAACCAAGCATCGTGGGGGTCTTGACGAACATTACGCAGTTGCCGCATGTTTGCTTCTTTGCTTCAGGTACAGAAACACCCCATCTGTCGGCCTTCTTTTTCCAATAGGCGTCATTCGGCTCTTTTGGGTTAAGTGGACCGTAGGCAGCAGACTCGATTGCGCTTTGCCTATTTTTTATGTTTACGGCTATGTCTTGCGTTGCTGGTGGGCATTTGCCTTCTTCTGCCATGAAATCCTCTTTACTTATAAGTTCTTATATATTACATCATTGCACAAAAAGAAAGGCCCCCCGTATTACTACGGAGGGCCTATTCTTTTGCGTTTTAATGCTGATTAGGCGCCTGGTGCCTCATCGAAATCAACAACTACGAATGCTTCTGGACGCTTGACAGCAAGGGCGAGACGCTGCTCAGCCAAGATGACAATTGCGTTTCTTACGAAGAAGTCAGAGTGCTGCTCGCTGATGCGAATGCTTGCCTGCTCGCGGTCATAGAGTTGAGCTCCGGTACCGAACGCACCAACCAAGGCTGTACCTTCTGCAATTGCAGGGGTATCAACGATTGGCATGCGCCATACCTTTGGCTCGCCACCCATTGCAACCGAAACTGCGATGAGGTACTGACCGTTTGCGTCCTTGGTCAACTCAATGTCTTCCCAGTCGTTCGGGTGAAGAACGATGCCGGTTGGCTCGTAGTAAGCAAGGAACGACAAGGTTGCTGCACGACGAAGTGCGTCAGCCTTTGTGTCTGCCACTGGAGCTGTTGCGCCATCTGACCATGCGTACTCCTGGATACCAGGGGTGTTCAAAACACCGAGCAAGTTTTCGCCAGTGCCGTCACCGTTGAGGATTTGTGAATCTTCGAGAAGACGAAGACCGTACATGAGCTCATTGTCGATGATTGAACGAAGTTGTGGTTCGTCAGCAAGAACGTTGCGGTGTGCTGCTTCCCAGTGTGCAAGTGTGCGTACTGGAGCCTGCTCACCAACGAATTGGAAAGCTGACTGTGGCTTGATGCCAAATGCCGCACCGTCACGCTCTGCTACTGGAGCAGCTGCGTTATTGGTTGAGTAAGACGAGTTGGTTACGCCAGGAGCTGAAAGGCTGGTAAAGCCAATCTGACGGAAGTATTCGATAACTGCAGCAGTTGTGGTGCGAACTGGGAACAGGTCACGAACGCGCTTTGTGCGTTGTGGTGGTGTTACCAGCGCATCGCGCTGAATTGAACCGAATACTGCGTCTGCGCCACGGCCCATTGTGCCGCTTGGAAGTGCTGAGTAAACATCTTTAACGTTGAAGCCTGTGAGCGAAACGCCAGCCTGCCATGCAGCAGCCATGTTTGCACCGTTGCGGCCACCGTTGAGTGACTTGAATTCTGCGGAATCGAGGAACATCTCGCCGATGCTCTTGATTTCACGGCTGGAAAGATGCTTTACATCGTTTGCTGCTGCAGCAAATGCGCCAGCAACTGTATCCTGAGGCTCTGATGCCCAGCTGGATACTCCGCCCATGGTCTCAAGACCCTCGATGAGTCCCTTGATTTCCTTGATATCTTGCATGTTCTTGTCGAACGCTGTCTTTTGGTCTGCAGAGACGACTACAGCTCCATCTTCGATTCTGAATGAATCGGCGATAGCCTTGTTGTCTGCCATTTTTACACGGAGTGCGGTCTGCAGTTCCTTGATTCTTGAAGTGTCTTCCGACATATTTTTTTCCTACCTCTTGTGAGATTGTTTGTGGATATTGAACTACGACTTAGGTGAGCACCCAGTCCTTAACTATCAAAAATAACAGAATTTCCCCATCAATAGTGGAACTAACAATATTTAGTAACTATTGTGCGTAAATACTTTTACGAACAATGTAATTTCTATTTTTTGTTTTTCTTCAGTTCTCTTGACACTATTGTTCTAACAGTGTTTTCCATGTCTCTTCTTTGCCCTCTTCGGCCTAAAGAAGTCGAGCCAGAGACTCTTGAGTAATCACTCATGTTGGTGCATGGCATCCACACGGCTCGTCCGGTTTTTGAGATTCTTCTACTAATTCCAATGCAGCCAAGTTGTCTAGACCTGAATCTTGCTGACTCTGGGTCTATGAAAACATCCGGGTCGTTGTCTCTAACGTACTCCGGGCCAGTCATCTGCCTTGCCTTGGTGCTTATGTCGTCGCCATATTCTGACTTGCTTCCAGAGTTTGTTATCGCCGGGATAACGCCCCCATCAAAAGCCGTAACCGTTTCACCTACTGCAGGTATTGGTGGGTTGTTTCCGGAAACAAGACTTCCACCTGGAAGAGTATCAAAGCCGAGAGTGGAGCGCTGTCTTAAGTTTTCCCATTCGTCATTTACGTAACGTTTTCTCTTGCCACGCTTTTTTCTTTTGGGTTTGCCTTCTTTTTTGTCATAAAAACCAACAGGCTTCTTGTCTGGTTCGGCGTCCATCGAGAGCTTTTGCATCTCTTCTTCTGTCGCACATGGAAGCCATTTACCGTTTGCGTCTTGGTGGACCCCAGAACAACCTATTGCGGCTGCCAGTTTTTCTGCGTCAGCTTTTTGAAACTTAGGAGCTTTGTATCTTGTCTTGTCAGCCATGTTTATGTCCTCTTGAATCTTTCAAGACTTGAGATACTTATTCTTTCATCAACTGGATAATCACTTAAATCAATTTCTTCATTACCTATAAGCGATTTAACTCTTCTATTTATTCTGCTGTTTTCTGAATAAATACTGGACTTATCCGGGTTTACCTTTGTGCCAATCCTGCGCATTTGACCCCTACCGAGTATTGAGCCAACACGGTCAACAAGCCACATCTTTGACGGGTCATCGCTTGTTGTTTTTAAGATGTTCAACTTACTGCTAAATCCCACGTTTGCCGACTTGACTTCATTAACGGCGGAAGACCGCGTTAGGGACATCGAGAATTTAGAAGCGAGGTAATCAATTATTCTTGATTTTGTTTTTCCTGTAGACATGGACATGACAAAACCATTGCGTGGGGATTCTGGATTTCTGTTTTTTACAGTCCTGCCAACATAAACAAGTTCTGGGCTTGTGTGTTCCCTTATTTCTGCAAGTGAAAGCACAATGCTTCCATCGATGGCTGGCTCTATAGCTTCCTGCACAGACTTTGTGTAAGGTGCAAATCCTGTTCTTATTATTGTTTCTGGGGTAGAGCCAGTATTTGCCCAACCCCTGCCGGCCGTGCTGAGTCCATAAAGGGATTTTGTTCCATTCGAGTGTTCAATCTCTACACCAAACGGAGACGATGTTGATGGGTCATAAAGAACTGAAAAAAGGTCCATTAGATACCCTTTAAGTAGTTAAGAAGCATCTTTTTGCTAGAAGACAGAACAGCAAGACGGGAGTTATATATTTTCTCAAGAATTTTAAAGTGGTTAATTTCACCTACTGAAAGCCCATCTGCCCCAAGTCTTCTCTTTAGTTCTGCAACCCTGAATGACTTTGCCCTAGAAATCGCCTGTTCTATAGCTCTCCTAAAAGCAAGCTGTTGCTCTATTTTGAGGGTCTGATAATACTCTGAGTAGTTTATTTGTGTTCCTGAATTATAGAAATCAGCTATAGACATTTTCATGCGTTTTGTTATTTCTATTTTGCTTAAATCGATTAGTCCTGATGTTGGGTTCTGGCCAAACATTGGAACTTCGCCGTCAGGTGTAGTTAAAGCGTTTACGGAGTCAAGACCTCTTGTTCTTTGGTCTGTAAGAAAATCTGCAACCAGCATCTTTGCAACATCTTCTGGTCTAAAATCATTCATTTTTGCATTTGGGTTAAAAACTGAACCAGGCAAAGCTGACTCAACATTCTGCATTAGATATTTTCTTTTATCCCCCTGTCCACCCACTAGGTAGACATCTGGAGACTCAAGCCTTAAATGTTGTTGGACATCTGAAGCAAATCTTTCTGCAAGATGGGCGTATTCAGATTTTGGAGAGTACATAATATATTTTTGGCCATTAATAACCACTATTGACTGATTGTTATTTATTTTCTGAATCTGAACAAGTTGTTTTTTGGTCAGGACTTTGGCCAGTATTTCTGGAGAAATTTCAGAAAGACTTCCACCGTTAGCAAGATGTTCCAATGCTTCGTCTATCGACTTTATCTTTTTACCAAGGGCAGCGTTGCTGACTGTTTCTCTCGCTGTTTCTGGTTCTGGTTTTTTAGGCATGTTGGCTTTTGAGAAAGCGTAGTTGACCCATTTAGGCTTGCCGTTTACTATCTCGTTAGGATTTTTTATGTTTACAAAAGATTCTGAATAAACAATTCCGTCACCCATTTCGTCGGCTATGTACTTCATGTTGCCCGTAGGATTGTTTGGCGTTGCCATTGACTCCGCTACACGTATGGTTTTGCCAAGTTTTCTTCTCTCACCAACAGTGAGAGCCCTTGCTTTTGTAAGGGATATGGTTGAACCGCCCGGAAGAACAAATGTTACTGAATTTACTCCAGTGTTTGAAAGCATCCCTATTTCGTCTTTTCCAAAACCTCTAGCATTCAAAACCGAAAGAAGATAAGCAGCACCTTCCATGTCCCTGTTGTCCGGGATTGAACGCAAGACACGAGCAGGTACGACTGGTTGAAGAACGAAACCGTCTCTTCTTACCATTCTTGCTGTTGAAGATTGAGCGGTACTTAGGCCGTTAATCATTTGTTTGATTTGTTCAAGGAAGGCAGCCCTGTTAAACGTGGACACCTTTGGGATTACGATATTAGGGTCTCTTCGTATTGTTGGGTCTTCGCTTTGAAGACCACCAAGCACTCCGCCAGTCACTCTCTCGGGCTTGAGGGAGCGAAAGCCTTTCTTTATTGCAGAAAGAGCTAAACCTAGAGGACTAGGAATGTCAAAAAGCTTCAACCCACAAGTAGAGAGTCTAGAGTCAGTAAATCTTCCTCCGTATTGATAACCCTCTGGGCACCTGTAACCCCTGTTTGGCTTCATTGGAACGCTTCCGGGTATCCCGGGTTTTCCTGGGGTGAGTGTTCTGTAGACAGCTGAACGTATTGGAGAACGTATTGGGTCCATGTCGCCCGGAATAGCCAAGGAGGCCAGAGTGCTTAGAGCGGCAGCTTTTACCCTGTACGAACCGGTTATCGCGTTTCTGCTGCTGGAAAAATTCCTCGTAGTGCCACTTCTGTTGGAGGCGGCTTTGTAATCAATCACCAAACTTGTCCGTGCCATTGCAGTTTTGACAATGGTGGGCCTGCTTCTCTCTACAGAAGCCCCCAGTATGACCCTAGTTACGTATGTGGGTCTATCGTCACAGCATGAATCAATCGTCATTACTTATCCGCAGCAATCGCTCTTTCTTTCGACAGAAGAAAATGGAAGCGTCTTTGTGTAGCCGTTCAAGTCTTCTCCTTCGATTTCCCAGTTTTTCTCGTCGCGCAGATATTCAGCGAAGCCTTTTTCCATTTCAACAAAGTCAGAAAGAACCTTCATTGCATGAAGCATGTCTTCTTCAGTAACAACCGGATTGTCTTCGCCTATCTTTGTGTGGTCGTGCATGCTGTAGAACTCGTCCATGTCGTCATCAACCATCGCAGACTTCTTTCCCTTTCCTCCAGGGATACGGACGTTGTCAAGATTGTTAAGTTTTTTACGAAAAGCCTTATCGGTTGTCATTAACTTCTTCAGCTTGCCCTTGCAGTTTTTCATGCCTGGATGATGACAGCCTTCGTTTGGCCACAGACCGGTAGTCTCGTGATGCAACCATGCGCAAATACGCTCAAGTGGGTACATCTCTGGATGGTTTGCCAAAATGACTCGGCAACGGGTAAAACCGCCCGGTTTTTTCATGATAGGTCTCCAGTAGCGCAGCAGGCGCTCAAGGTTGCCACGGCGTGGACCACGGCCCTTGAGTATGTCTCCGGTTACGTTCTCTTGTGGCAAAAAGTCAGGGAGTAGTCCTTCCCCGGCAGCTTTTTCAGAGTATTCTCTTGACATTTTCTAGTCCTGCTTAATTCTTTTGCGCGCGTTTGCTATCAGATACTACCATTTTAGTCGAAAACTGAAGACCAGAAGAATTGCTAACGCGATTATTGTTAATAAAAGCATTAACCTTAGTGTCAACCTTTGTTTTCTTTTTTCTGGCTTTACCTGTTGAATCCTGAACAGCGACACCTTCCATTAGGTTCTTGTCGGGGTCGTCAAGTTTTTGGATAAAAATTTCCATCCATTTTCTTTTATCTTTTTCTTCAGGCTCATCCCATAAAAATTTGTGAAACTCCGAGGCTCTCAAAGGTCTTATGTTCGTTGTCTTTCCTATGTAAGAAAAAAAGGAAACCTCGTGGGTTGAGCCATCAGGGTCTTCAATTATCCCGTCTTTGAGTGAATCCTTTGAGTCGACAACGTAATAAAGCTTTTTATCCCCAGCGGTCCCAACCAGTATTGCACCCATTACTTTGCCTCCTTTGTGCCAGACTTGTTTTTAAACAGCTTTTGTATTTCTTCATCTACTTCTTTTGTTATTTTTGCCTTAAGTATTGACTCCACGTCAGCAAGAGGTGAGGCATTTCTGTCGTAGGTTCGTGGGTCCTCGATATTTATTCCTTTAGGGTGGGAAACCTTTATGTAGTCAACCCCTATGCCTTCATACATTTTTTTCATCTTCTTAACGGCCCTGAATTCCTTTAATGCCGTTATTGAATCGGTCCTCATTTCCGATGCCGATGGAAGATTCGAGAACACTCTTGCAGACTCTGCGTTGTTGTTTAGCCTTTTAAGGCGGGAAGAGATGAAGTTATTATTTACAAAATCAACAACACTTTCGTCTTCGGCTAATTTCTGTATTTTTGAATAAGGGAAATGTATCCCTTCTACGTCTTCTGCATCAAACCCGCCAAGAATCATTGCCTCATACGACTCGTTGCTTCTCTCGTTTGCAGATGGGTCATCTTTATCAACAGGGGTAAGTCTTCCCTTGGAATCCGGAAGTGCAGTTACTCCGGAGTAATCATCATCTAGGGATGCCTTGAGGAGCCCAAGCATTGTTCTTGCCATGGTCTTTTTAGCATTAGGACCATCGTCATGAATGATGGCGTTAAGTATGTCTTCTTGTTGGTCCGAGTTCATCGACACAGCCCTGCCGCCGGTAGACACGGCATCG